TTTATCGACCATTTCTATATCCATTTCACCTAATGTGTGTTTTAATCTTGCGTCTTCTTTAGTAAAACAAAATGAACAACCTTTAGCACAAGTTCCATTTATCGCTAAATTCATTAACTATAATTTAAAAGTCCATTCTCAATGTAAGAGGAGTTGTTTCAATATTCTCATCTTCTCTTTGTTGTTTGCTCATTGCAACGCCAAATTTCTCATGCTTAAGTCTATGACAATCGGCGATAGTTTCACAAGCTTTAATTCTTTCTTCTAATAGTTGCTGTTCTAACAATAAATTAGCCAGTTTTGTATTGTAACCAGTAACATTGTTAATTATTTTTTGAACAAATGTTGCTTTATCAATATTTCTGCCAGCAGATAAAATATCAATGATTGGTGTTTGATAATCTTCATCAGCAATCCAACCAAATGCTTCTCTTTTCTGTTCTTCCCATGTGTCTTTTTCTAACAAAGAAGCGTCAAGCATAAGTTCTTTATATCTTTCTGAGAATCTATCAGCAACTACTTTTTTCATTACAGCTTTGTTGAATGCAACACTGGCTGCTTTGTCTTCATCTGTTAAATAATGTTTAACTTTTTCCGCTTCAGTCTCGCCAGATTCTGCTAGCTGTGGAATTTCATCCATGATATGCGAATTTGTTCTAACACTAATATATTCTTTATATATGTCAGCAAACACAAATCCTCTAGCAACTTCTTCTGGTATAACGATTGCACCAAGTTTGTTTAATTCAACTCTCATATCGTTGTACTCATCAGCTATTCTGCCATAATTATAATTTAAGTACATTCCGACTACATGTATGTAACCTGGAACATTTCCTTGAACTTTAAAAAGTATATGTGTCATTATAATAATTTTTCTGTTTCTATTTTATTTGGTTCTGTTAATTTCAATTGATTCTTTAATGACTCCTCAATTGAGAAATTATTTGTTGTTGCTTCAGCCATTAATTGATTAATGTTTTTATCAATTGAAATTGTGTACGCTGAAGCTAATGTTAATACTTGTTTTTGTTGTTCTGGGTTCATCATAAGGATTGAATCCAAATTACCAGTTCCAATTCTACCATATGAAATCATATCCAACATGGCTTGTTTTGCCATACGAACTGTCCAGTATTCGTGTTCGTATTTTTCTTCCAATTCTGGATTACCAAAAACATCAATTAATCTTGTACCATCAGGTAAAATAGCGTCTTCTGTTTCTAAAAATTCTTTAATTAAATCAATAAACCCCTGTCTTTCTCTATACGCGTCTCTAAGATTTCTCTTAAATTTTCTTAGATCTACGTGTTTATCTGCAATGGTTAGATCAACCATTTCTTTTCTTTTAGGGTCTGCAATAAATTCTTTACTTTCTTCATCCATTTGAATTTCAAGTTCTGCTTTTCTAACCGTGTATTCAAGATGTTCTACCGCGTCTTCTCTACCTCTTAACTCTAATAACCATTGTTTTAATTTCGCATATGGTGTTATTTGTGCACCACCAACGAAATTGTACGCTTTGTATTTTGGTAGAGCAAAAGACATGTTTTCAGATATTTGCATTAATTTTTCATCAAAAGGATTATTGATGAAGTTAGATCTGTCATATTTGTAACCTTGTTCCATATTTGTTTTTTTATTTAATATACTCAAATTTTTTCATAATGTCAACTATTATCTCCATCCACAATGCCCAGATGATGTTCCATTGTTAACCCTAGGTGCTAATCCAGTAACAGCGTTTGAACCAGTATCTGTTGCATAAACAAATTGCCAACTACTGTTATTTTGGCCGGTACCATCATAATTTCCTAACATATATTGCCAATCTTGTCCCATTGCAAAGTTTTCCTCGCCACAATTTGGGTGTGGTTTTGCTACGTTACCAATGTTTGTATCTGTGGCGTTACTCCATCTTCTTAAATTGTAGCCGCCATTGTAGGAACCTTCGTTACCACAGTAACCTTTACCCACCTTAGAACTGATTCCCTTTTGCTGAGCGTGTGCTGACCAGTGAGTGGAAGAGCTTGGCGTTTCATTTGAAAAGTTAAATTTAATACCGGCACTTGACGTCCAAGCATAACCAAAACTTTCGTCAAAAAACGCGCCACCTCCGTCGGAACCATTAATAGATGTTACACCAAATCCACTTACATAACTTTCATTTGATAAATTAAATTTTTCAATTGAGGTAGAACCTCCTGAAATTAAATAAGCGAACTCAGTTTCTTTTTGCATGGTGGCGACGTCACTTCTAGCTGTTCCAGTATTAAACTTTGTTTGATGTGCATAGTTTGTATCGTTAAACATATTAATGGCTGATGTTCTAGTTCCATGAATAGTATCTGGACCTTTCCAAGCTCCGTCGTCGTTTACTGACCAAATAAATAATATTTTTTTATTACACGCTCCAGATGTATAAGAAACCGGGTAATCCAATAACTCCCCAATGTGTGTTGTTTGACTCGTTGAGTTTGTTGTTTTATGTACGTTTCTCCATGGAGATGCGTCTTTATAACCTCCAGCTAAATACGTATATGCTAAGATTTGTCTATACTTAAATGCTATTGGTACAGGTTCTTGCGCCGCAATTCTTTCCCATCCATTATCAATATTTGATACACCGGTATATAACATTAAAAAACTACCGCTGTTGGATTCTTCTAAGTACAAAGACCCTGATAATGGTGAACCCGGTCTATTTGCTCTAGTTCCTTTAGGTGGTCTATTAATAACTTTATCTGATGTTAAACTACCACTAACTTCTAAATTCTCGTATATCATAATTTAATTATTTTTATGCTCTCCATCCGCAATGACCTGATGATGTTCCTGCATTAACTCCTGGGTTTAATCCGCTTACGCTGGTTGTTCCTGTATCTGTTGCATAAAAGAATTTCCAACTTGTATTATTTTGCGCACCATCATAATTTCCTAACATATATTGATGATCTTGTCCTAGTGTAAAATTTTCTTCACCACAGTTTGGATGTGGCTTTGCCACGTTACCAATGTTGGTGTCATTAGCATTACTCCAACGTCTTAGGTTGTAACCACCACTATATGAACCCTCGTTTCCAGCATAACCTTTACCAACTTTAGAACTGATTCCCTTTTGTTGTGAGTGGTTACCCCATTGAGTAGATGATTCAATTGTTTCAGTAGCAAAACTCATTTTAATACCCGCTGTAGATGTCCAACCATAACCAAAGTTTTCATCAGAAAACGCTGAACCACCATCACTACCATTAATTGTTGATAAATTAAACCCAGTTGAAATTGTTTCAGTACTTAAATCAAATCTTTCAACGGTAGAGCTGCCACCAGTAAACATATATGCAGTTTCTGTCTCTTTAAACATAGTTCCCAGGTCACCTCTTGCGGTTGTTATATCAAATTTACTATTATGTGTATATTTCGTGTCATTTGCCATATTAATAGCTGATGTCCTAACACTATGTACATCAGCCGGCCCTTTAAATGCATTATCATTATTAACAGACCAAACAAAAAAGATATATTTACTACAAGCACCCGATGTATACGTTGCAGGAAAATCCAATAACTCACCAATGTGTGTTGTTTGATCGGTTGAGTTAATCGTTTTGTGAACATTTTTCCATGGGGATGAGTCTTTGTATCCGCCCGCTAAAAAAGACGTACTAATTATCTGTCTGAATTTAAAACCAACATTGGCATTTACTTGGGATGATACTCTAACCCAACCACTATCGTTATTACTTACACCAACATAAACCATTAAAAAACTACCACTAGCGGCTTGTTCTAAATATAAAGAACCTGTTTGTGGACTACCTGGTCTATTAGCTCTTGTCCCTATTGGTGGTTTGGTTACCCCTTGTCCTCTTAACGAACCACTTATTTCTATATTTTCGTGTAGCATATCTTATAAATACAAATTTTATGTTCTCCAACCACAATGTCCAGATGATGTTCCCCCGTTAACTCCCGGAGCTAAACCAGATGGGTTAACGGTTCCTGTGTCTGTTGAATAAATAAATTTCCAACTTGTGTTATTTTGTAAACCATCATAATTCCCTAACATATATTGATGATCTTGTCCTAGTGTAAAATTTTCTTCTCCGCAATTTCCATGTGGTTTTGCCACATTACCTAAGTTTGTTTCAGTAAACACGTTCCATCTTCTTAAATTATAACCACCGTTGTATGTTCCCTCGTTACCCGCATATCCTTTACCAACTTTAGAGCTAATACCTTTTTGTTGACCACTAGCCCCCCATTGTTGATTATTTGTAAATGTATCATTGGCAAAAAATAATTTATTTCCACTCTCCGATCCATAACCATAACCATAGTTTTCATCAGAGAAACCAGAACAGCCTAATGAACTGGTAATTGATGTGGTTGTTGTAATATATGGGGCGCCTGCTTGGTAATATACACTATACATTGTTTCATTTGTCAAATTGAATTTCTCAACGGTTGCAACACCACCACCAAAAACCCAAGCAAACTCTGTTTCTTGAAACAATGTTCCTAAGTCGTCTCTAGCATTTGCTAAATCCCATTTTGATTGGTGAGCATATGCTGTTTCATTAACCATATGAACACCTGTTGTCCATGTAGAATGTATTTGTGTCGCCGATTTCCATGCGCCATCCGTGTTTGTTGACCAAACAAATAATATAGATTTACTACATGCCCCAGATGTATAAGATGCTGGATAATCCATTAATTCGCCTAAGTGAACAGTTTGATCTGTTGCGTTAGTTGTTCTATGAACATTTTTCCAGGGTGATGAATCTTTATAACCTCCTGCTAAGTATGAATAATTAATAACTTGTCTATATTTGAAACCCGTTCTATCAGTATCTTGTGAACCAACTGGCTCCCATCCGCCATCATAATTGGACGATGCTGTGTACGTAACAACAAAACTACCACTAGACGATTCTTCTAAATATAAAGAACCAATATCTGGGCCAGAAGGTCTATTTGCTCTAGGCCCTCTAGGTATGATATACTGCCCACTTACATTTAATGATCCACTTACTTCAACATTTTCTCTTAGCATAATCTAATATAATGATTTTATCCTGTAACTACAAGTCTTCCACTTCTATTTGATGCAAAAGTAACTATTACTTGTGTTGATGTTATTCTTATATTAGAAGGGAAGAACATATCTCCGTTTGTATCGAAAACTTGTGCAGTTACATTTGCGGTTCCTAAAGTATGGTTAAAGGTTACACTTGATACGTTTGAGAATGTTGTTGCACTACTTAATGCAACTCTCTTCCAAGACTGCCAAGTACCACTATTTTTCCCTCTAACATACATGATACCAGTTCTATAGTCACCATATATTTGATGTTGCCAACTCGAACTATATATTTGTGAATACAACGCACCGTCTGTGGAGTTACCTGTTAGGTTTGTGCTACTACCATCAACATCTGTAACATATGTCAAACCATTTGAATCTAGTGTATTTGCCGCCACACCACTTGTATTTGTGTTTCTAAAACCTATGCTATCAATTTGGTCAGCGGTTGTTGCACTAGCAACTGTTCCGCTTATTTTAGACCCGGCCAACGATGTAATCCAAGATGGATCAGAATATGACCCATTTGTATAAACCCCATTCGTGACTGTACCAGCATTACCAGTGGTGTTCTGATTGAATGTTGGAACTGATGCTGTTACTGTTGTACTATCGGCTAAAGTAATTGTTACTGTTGAGCTAGTAAAACCTAATGTTGAAATTCTCTTATTATATGCTATATTCCAATTAGATGCGGAACTTATATATGAATCACCAATTGCTGTACCGTTCCATGTACCAGATGAAATAGTACCACTTGAAATAGTTAAACCATTTATAGTGCCAGGAAAAGATGTGTTACCACTACCATCTAATAAAGTTGCCGTTCTAGCTACTGTTGAAAACACTCCATTATACTGTCTAACATATATTGGCTCCGTTCCATCATCAGATGTTGCAATCTCAATCCACCCAGTATTATAACCATCTGATCCTCCTCGAACACGAACATAATCGTCTGAACCAACATTTGCATATAAGAAATTTTCTGCGGCACCAGAAGTGATTGTTTTGGTTACGGTGCCATCAATCGATACGCCACTTAAGGTTTGTGCAGATGACGCTCTACCTAATGATATTGATGTTGTACCAATATTAAATGAAGAGTTTACTAATTGTGAATTACCAATGCCCGTAATTTGACTAGAACCAGATACAACACCAGAAGGTAATTGAGCGGAACCCGACCAAATACCCGTGCCAGAAAGTACCTGACTTGAACCAGATACTGTACCAGCAGGTAATAATGATATTACTTGTGAAGAACCTGAAACCAAACCAGTTGGCACATTTGATATTGAACCAAATAATATTTGAGAACTTCCAGACACTAAACCAGACGGTATACTACCAATACTTAAGAAAGTAATTTGCGATGAACCCGAAACCAATGTTGGTTTGTCGGTAATTCCGTTAAAAGAAATTTGTGCAGAACCCGATACAACTGATATTCCATTAAAGAACGCACCAGAATGTATTGTTGTTCCGGCCAATACTTGCGAAGACCCAGACACAACACCACTTGGCAATTGTGCAGATCCAGACCAGATACCCGTGCCAGATAATACTTGTGATGATCCAGATACTGTACCGGCAGGTAATAGTGATATTACTTGTGAAGAACCAGATACAACACCTGATGGCAATTGAGCTGATCCTGACCAAACACCGCTTCCATTTAATACTTGTGATGAACCAGATATAACACCATCGGTATTCATCTTTGATTTAACACCATTAGTAAAATGTGAAGAACCTGTATCCAAAGTTAATGTTCTTGTTGCTGCAATCGTGCCACCGCCACTTAAACCACTACCAGCAGAAATCGAAATAGCTGTGTGATCAACGTGCTGATTCGCATCATAGTTTGTTGTAGCATTGTGATTAACTTGAACAGACCCACTAATGACACCATCAGTATTTAATTTTGTTTTAATAGTGGTGTTAATAGAGGATGTAAATGAATTCAATGAACCAGTACTTGTTTCAATATTATTAATTCTAGTTACTTGTGTATTAAATTCTGTTTCTCTTATTAATCTTTGTTCAGATCCTAGTTGGCCCGCAATCCAGTAATCATTTGTTGCATCCCATAATAATGAACCCGAAATTTGACTTACTCCGGTAGTATCTTTTACTCTTAAACCAGCACTAGTTGCACCAGAACCATTAAGGTTAATTAAATTGTTATCAACATCTAATGTTGTTGTATTAACGTTTGTTGTAGTTCCTTTTACAACTAAGTTTCCTTTAACAGTTAAATTAGAACCTGTTAATTCAATCGCGGTTAATAATGATGAAGTAAATGAATTTAAACTTCCCGTAGCAATCTCAATTGCTGTTATATTTGGACTGGATACATTACCTGTTGAAATAAATGTACCGGTTACTTCAGTATTTGAATTTATAGATACTTTGGTGCCTGTATCCGTGATATTACTATCACCAACATGTTCATCTATTGTTGATTTAACTAATCTATTGTTTGTTAAATGAATCTCGTTACCTAAATCGTCAAAAGTCTCTGGACCCATTATTAACAATGCTGATGTTACAGATGACTGATTTTGATGAACAAATATCCATTCATTTTCAGTAGCGTCAAACAATAACGAACCAGACACCTGTGGTGATGAACCACTATCAATAACCGCAAGACCACCGAATCTTACTGCCGGGTTTTGAGCGTTAACTGTTATAATATTATCTGCAATATTAACAATGGATGAACTAATATGTTGAATCGAAGATGACCCAGCCACTATTAAGTTTTCTGAAATATATAATGATCCGGTAATTGTTTGATTACCATGATATGTGTTCGATCCAGTAGTTGCGTAACTTCCGGTTTTACCCTCAATTGAATCTAATCTATTGTTTTGACTTAAATCTGTTGTTGCGATTGATGAACTTAAACTACCAATACTTGAACTTAACCCGCTAGTAGTTGTTGCTACGGATGAACTTAAAGAACTTATTGAAAGAGTTAATCCGCTTGTTGTTGTAGCAATACTAGAACTTAATCCGTTTGTTGTTGTGGCAATAGAAGAACTTAACCCATTAATTACCGTGTCTACACTAGAACTCAATGCCCCGATACTTGTTGAGACACTTGAACTAAATGTTGAATATCCTGTTGTACCAGTAATTAAAACTTGAGCACTACCAGATATTACTGATTCATTATTAAGTTTATTTTTAATTGTTGTATCAATAGAAGATGTAAATGAGTTTAATGAACCAGTTGAAGTTTCAATACTCGTTAATCTACCATTTTGGGTATCATTAGTAGAACTAAATGATGAAGATAAACTTCCAATACTGGAACTTAACCCAGACGTTGTTAAAGCAACACTTGAGCTTAGTTCTGATGTTGTTGTTGCTAAAGAAGAACTAAAAGTAGAGTAACCGGTTGTACCAGTAATTAAAACTTGAGCACTTCCAGATATTACAGACTCACTATTTAGTTTATTTTTTATTGTGGTATCAATTGAGCTAGTAAATGTATTTAAACTACTAGTAGTTGATTCAATACTAGTTAATTTTCCATTTTGGGTATCATTAGTAGAACTAAATGATGAAGATAAACTTCCAATACTAGAACTTAGCCCACTAGTTGTTGTTGCAACCGATGAACTTAAAGAACCTACCGATGAACTAAGCCCAGAAGTTGTTGTAGCAACAGATGAACTTAACGACCCAATAGAAAGAGTTAATCCACTTGTCGTTGTAGCAAAAGAAGAACTAAGTGTAGAAATTGTTCCTTCAACACTTGAACTTAATGCACCAATACTTGAAGAAACAGATGAACTAAATGTTGAATATCCTGTTGTACCAGTAATTAAAACCTGAATTGAACCAGATATAACGTTTTCTTCGTTCATCTCGTTCTTAATTCTGGTATCTATTGAACTCGTAAATGTGTTATATGAAGATGTGGCATTTTCGATTGCAAATAACCTACCATCATTTGATGAGGTGTAATTATTAAAAACAGTTTCATCTAACTTTCCAGTACCGATCGCTTGACCGTTTAATAATATCGATCCACTTATATTAGCGGTACCAAAAAGATTAATTGACCCCGTAACATCTACAGATCCCGTTACAACTAATGAACCACTTGTTCTTTGAATATTTGTAAAGTTGTTTGATCCGGTTGTAGCAAACATTCCAGTGTCTACATTAGTAAGGTTGACACTAGATTGAGCATTTAGAAAATCAGTATATACCGAAATGGAATTACCCATACCAACGTGAAAATCACAGAAATAGTAGAGTGTTGATGGGGTAGCATCTGTAACATCAATTTGAACGTAGAATGGAGTTGCCCCAGTTGTTACCCCTGTAGTGTATACCACACCGCCGTTATGTTCACCATCGTTAGTTAATGAGAAAAGTAGTGGGTGAACGTTATTATTATCAAAATAGAATCTATATTTAAACCCCCTAATAAAAGATAACCTTGGATTTTTAACCCCGTTAACGTAATATTTCCCACCAGCATCCGTAAGTGTTATTTCAACAATATCATTACCACCTAAGTTAAAATTGTTAACTTTTAATGTACCAGTTATTTCGGTGTTTGTATTAATTCTTAGACCATCAGCACTTGAAATAGATGCGGTTGCACTACCGTCAGCAATTCTTGTTAAATTAAGCCCAGTAACACCGCTAGCGGGAATATTGTATAATCCAGATCCATCCCCAATAAAAGAACCAGTAAACGCCCCGGTGGTATAGGACCCCGTAAATGTTTGAAAACTGCTAGTTAGCAAATATTTTTCAGCATGTGAAGCTGAAATGGCATTTTGTGAGGTACCTGAGATGGTCGCAAACAACGTACCTAATACTGTTAAATCACCTGAAATTTCTCCCGAACCAGATACTGATAGGGAGCCCGATATGTGTGGATCAAATATATTCATCTAATTGTGTTATTATACTTAGATAAATACTTTGGAGTTCATATTATGGCTGAATTATATTAAGGGATTGTCTTTGGTTAGATAACGGCCGCTGAACGGGAATATATGAGTTGTTTCAATATTAAAATGGTCTTTAATATCATAAATGCCCTGACCTAAATATAGATCTTCATATGTAATAGACTTTAAGCCCCTTTCTTTAATAAAATTTTGAAATTTTTCTTTGACATCTTTCTGGATATTTTCATAATAATCCAATATTTCCCCCTCTGAAATGGTTTCCCTTAATCTCTCTACCGTATATTTTGAATGCCACTTATTTGTTTTAAATGCATATAATAATGAACTGACTTGTTCAAACCAGTTTTCCCTGTACAAGCAGATTATTTTGTCACTTTTTTCAATCAACGGGCTAAAATTCCTATCTGTGTGCCAAAGTTCTTTTATTATGTAGTTCTTGTTGGGGTTTATCCAGGAAAGATCATTCCCACTAATGTCTTGTGTGTATCTTGTTTCTGCTGGGTTAAAGGGTTCATGAATTGCTTCAAAATTTGGTAAAGCAATGGAAAACCAATTTAATAAATTCTGACTACCACTCCTACCTTCTGCAATTATTGTATATATCATATTAGTTTATTGCTTATACTACCCCCTTTATCTAATATTGATAATAACTTTTCTGCAACCTCTCTTTGCGTTTTTTCTGAAAAATGGCCATCATCTACATCACCATTTGTTTCATCTCTAATATTTTGGATGTTTAAAATTATGTTTTCAACTTTAATACCATCACTAGAATTATTCATATAAAAGGGAGACCATTGAACAACAGTATTTTTTTTAAACAAAAAACTGATCATTTTAATTGTTTTGTTGTGTTCTTTAATATAATTAACGTGAGATCTGTTTAACAATATATCTTCTATCGTTGATGGTTTAACATCAAATCCAAGATTTTTATAAATTTTTCTAGGAGTATTAGGTAAAACTGCTTGAAATTTATTTGATGTATTTACTAATCTATATCTTAGAACGGACGACCACCCAATTATAATAACATCTTCGTCTTTTATTACACCCAATGAATCAATAATATTATCTAATATTGTTCTATTATCGGTACCACCTTGACCCAAATTTTTAAGCTGCATTCCAAGTGTTTCGGATATTACCTCGCCATAAACTTTAGGAACGTATCCTTTCCAATTACAGTATTTATTTCTCCAGTCATTTAAATTTGGGTCTGGGGTAAATGGGGCGGTATAACTATCACCAAAGGTCCAAATTGTTGCCATTATATTAAACTTTGTTTTATGTCAACCAATTCATACATGTTATGAAACACATATGGATTTAGTGCAATTTTATTTAATTTATTAATAAATAAAGAATACTCAGGATGATTCTCATCCCAGATCTTTAGCATCTTAAATGTTTCTTCATTGAAAGTTCCCCAGTTTGTTATTTTACCAAAGAAAACTTTGGTTTTATTACCAAAAATTCCGTAAATTAAACTTACAAAATCTTCCATCTCGTTGTAATTTGTTTGTTGAACAACAAAAGAACATTTTACATATTTCATTGTTGGTATTGTTGAGATAAATTTTAAATTAGATATCAAGTTATCCCAGTTACCCCCTAATCTAGTTACATTCTCGTATGTATCTTTAGTTCCAGCATCTATACTTATCTCACATGTCTTAACATATTTGTGAATATTTGGCATACTATCCCACATCTCTTGATTCCATAAGCTAGCATTGGTATGTAAATGAATCGATTTTAAATTGGGGTATTTTGTTGGATCAAAATTTCTTAAAAAGTTTCTATAAGAAACCGAAGCAAACGGATCTGCCGTACCGGAACAATAAATTGTTTCTATTGAATTAGAATATGCACCTTCAATTTCTTCAATTGTTAAATTAATTTTTTTTATTTTATCGGTGTTGGCGACAATCATGTCAACTCTACATGATGGACATTTATAATTGCATGTCCTATCAAAAGACATTTGTATAATTTTTGGCCCTTCAGCCATATAACCATCTTGTTGTTCATAATATTTTTTAATATCATCATCTAACTGGTTAATATGTTTAAT